AGCTACGGTAGATGAAATTAATGGTTATCTCTACAACATACGCTTGGCGTTTGTAGAGTATGGAAGTAATCTTGCTTATGCTCAGAGGTTAGGGACAGACCAACTGGAATGTCCTCAAATGAAGTTACGTGTTCTCAGGTATCTTGTTCGGATTATGATAGACTATTTCGACTCCGACGATTATGAGAACGTGAACTTCTTTACTACTGAAGAAGCAAGGGATGTTGCTCAACAGATAAATAATATCTGTCACACAGAATTTATGATTGACTTTTAAAATTAAACAGGATGTATCACGTAACGTTAAACGAAATAGCACATAGCATTTTCGATTCCGTCAGAGGTAAGGTTGGCGATGATGATAACATCGACATTGATCAGATCAAGGATTTGGTACATAGTACCAGAGCTAAGTTCCTCAAACAGAAGTTTGATAAGAACCTAAGAGTGATAGATGATGTGTTTACTCAGTCACTCGGAGCACTTGAAACTGAACAAGTGGATTCGTCTATACATCCTGACATCCCTTCTGAGAAGTTTATGCTTAGAACAATACTGGAAATTCCTGAGACACTTGATCGAAGGAACTATGAAGGTACTTTTACAAGAATTGGACCTGCTGAACGTCGTTCACAAAAGTTCAATTTTATTAGTTATGATCGTGCTATCTATTCAGGGAACGGACGCTTCAATCGAAACGAAGTGTACGCTTTCCTGTTGGATAGCAAGATTCATCTGATCAGTAACAGTATCTATCATAAGCCTATTCAATACATTGATGTTATTGGAGTGTTCCAGAACCCTACTCAAGTAGCGATGTTCAAAGATGAGAATGGAGACAGCCTCTATTCTGATGACGGAAGGTATCCGGTGAGCTTAGCGATGAGAAATGATATTGAAAACTCAATCATTGCAGAACGCATGGCTCCGGAAGCTCAAGCTCCGAGTGATGTAGTCAATGATGGAACTGACACATTAGATGCAGGAGAAGCAGGGACTTAAAGGAGTTTATAAGTTGTACAAGGAAAGTAGTTCCAGACCTACCGATTTTCGCACTTTTAAGCGTGTTTGGGAGACTTTCATAGATCAGGTGATACAAGTTATCATCTTAGAGGGTAGAGACTTTATAATGCCTTCTTTAGGTACTCTTGGTATTCGTAAGTCAAAAGTGATTGTGAAGATGACTCCTGAGGGTGACATCGACAAACGATACCTTCGACCTGATTGGAAGAAAACGAAAGAACTTTGGGCAAGAGACTCTGAAGCAAAGGAAAAGAAACAGTTGGTGTTTCATTTGAACAAACATTTCAACGGGTTTAATGTCAAATGGTGGTGGGATAAACGTACTTGCATAGTACCGAATCACAGTGCCTACGCCCTCGTCATGAGTAGAGCAAACAAACGTAAGTTGTCAGGAGCTATATATGACGAGAATACTGAGGTTGATTATTATGAACAAAAACCAATGATATGAGCGAGAACATAAACATCAGTAAATCAACTGATAAGAACGGTAATGAGAGTATCACTTACCGTAAGTCTTGGGAGAAGAATGGTTTAAGCTGCTCGAAAGAAGTCCGTAAGGTTGAAGGTGGCTACATTGTTACTGAATCCAAGTACGGAAAACCTAAAGATGGTGGTGAAGATGCTGACTACATTGATGAACGTAAAGAATTTGTCACCACTGAGAACCCTTTCGATGAAGCAATGAACAAGGATGAAGACGAAAAGTTATTTGCTTTCGTCGATACACCTCTAATGTAAAAACCATATAACGATGAGCTTAACAGGCAAATATGTGGATGTAGCTTACGTTATTGAACGTGTTTATAGAGATTACGGATTCGATCTGGAAATCAAATACGATGAAATAATTGAATGGATATGGGATGTAATGTCATTGATAGGTGCTCCTCAACAGTATGTTGATAAAGTTACCGATGGAAGTGACACTATGCCTAATCCAATAGAGATTGAAAACTATCGTGGAGAACTTCCAAACGATCTTCATAGCGTATATCTTGCAAGAGATTATGATTCAAAACTACCGATGGTGTGCAGGGGTAGTACATATCTGACTGATATGAACCAGTTGTATCAACGGGAATCACAATACACTTACACGCTTAATAACAACTACATTTTCACATCCTTCGAAGAAGGACAGGTAGAGTTGCATTACAAAGCGTTTCCTACTAACTCGCTTGGTATGCCTATGGTTCCCGATGATATTAAGTTCATCATGGCTGTACAGGCGTTCGTTGCTGAAAGGATAGGATTCAGACTTTATATGCAAGACAATTTAACTCGTGAGAAGTATCAGAAACTTGAACAGGACAGGGGATGGTATATCGGTGCTGCTGGAACTAAAGCTAACATACCTTCCATCGACGAGATGGAAAGTATAAAGAATCGCTTCCTCAGACTCAGGATTCACACCGATCTACATGACGCTTCGTTTATTTATTCTCCTGATAGTGAAAGACTTATACTCCACAACAATCTCGGACGGCAATGGCTAAGATGATAAACACGTTCACTAAAGGACTTGATCAGGATTCGTCTAAGAATAAGTACGATAACCAGCATTACTATAGTGCTAACAACGTTAGGATTTATTCTCAGGATGGACTCAGTGGTGGTGCTCTTGAAGATATACAGGGTACTATGGAGCGAATTGACCTGAGTGATTTATATTCACCTGCTACTGATATAAAGGTTGTAGGATCAGTTGTTCTTAGAGATAAGCTCATACTGTTTGTCACGTTTGAAGGAACAAGTACTCCGAGCAGTGGTGGTGATTACGGTGCTATTATTCAAGTTCTTATAGAGGACCTTGAAGCACTTACAGGTACTTCTGTTATTACGCCAAGTGTAGATTACGTTCACGATGCTGGTAATGTTGTTTACAAAGGATACTTAAACTTTTCAGTTGACTGTCCTATTCAGGCTGTTCCACGATATGAAAATCAATATGTCCAGAAAGTTTATTGGATAGATGATTGTAATCTCTTGAGATACATAAACGTTGTGTATGATGAAGAGACCAACGATCTTGAGAATATGCCTCTTGATCACCTTGAAGTGATTGCTAACCTTGATCTTACTCAACCTGTAGTAGAAAGTATAACAGGTGGTAATCTTAAATCCGGTAAGATTCAATATGCTTACCAACTGTATATCCTGAATGGTTCCAGTACAGCCATCAGTCCTTTAAGTCCAATGATCCATCTTGTTGAGACAAGTGATACTGCAACAAGTAGTACCTTCTATTTCGGATGTGATATTGATGTCAATACAGGAAAAGGGTGTAAAGTTGAAATACCTCTTAACACTACTGACTTTTCAAGGCTGAGACTATTTGCCCTTCACTATCCTACCTTTGATGAAGAACCTACAGTTCGTATCGTAGCTGAGATTCCTATCGCTACAGGTGATGATTCAATTACCATCGTAGATACAGGAGAAACTGTAGGTACAATTACACTTGAAGAGTTCAGAATCTTTGGTACAGCACTTTACACACCTGCGACCATTGAAACAAAAGATAACATTCTGTTTTTAGGAAACGTTGAAGAAGCACTTTTCGATGTGGATTTTGATGCAAGAGCTTATCGTTACGGAGGACTAAGCGTTACTGCTGCGGATTACAATTATAATCCTGATTCTACAAAACGAACGGCTGTATTATTCAACGAAGATGATACCTACTATGCAATATTTCCACAGGATACAAAGTTGACTTACACTGCGACTACTCCTACCGATTACAATATCGCTAACAGTTTCTTTGTAGGTGGATACTATTCAATTTCAACTCAGGCTACAACAGATTTCACAGCTCACGGTGCAGCAGATAATAATCCCGGTACATACTTTACTGCAACTTCGGATGGAGTTCTTGGTGCAGGAGATGCTCTTTGGGTGAGAACCACAGGTGGGTATATCGTTTACGATGATACTGTGACTCCTGTCATAGTTACAGAGATTCCTGAGACTGCTGATTGTATCAATCGTGGTAA